TTACCGCGTTTGGCGACCTCCTTTCACCCATCTGGAAACTGCGTCAAAGATCAGATCGGCAATCCACATTGCACACACACCGACGACGAAAGCGGTGGCATTCATGGCCGTGAGATCCTTCTGCGGCAGGGGCCAATTGATGGCCCTTAGGTAAAAAAGTGCAGGCTCCGTGAGATAAGCTGCCGCGAGCGCGCCACAGATCGGCGAGGCAATGATCTCTCGCGTCGTATATCGGCGCCTGGAAAGGCCGCGTAGAATGCCGCCGGATAAGCCAGCGACGACGACCCCGACTTTGATGCCCAAAGCATCCAGAAATTCGTGTATCGTCATCGCCGTTCTCGATTAATTTTCGGAAATTGAATATTGCTGCTTATTTATTTGGCGGTGTAGTGGCTAAATGGTTCATTTGCCGACGGGCGGCTGCGGCTTTATCAATCCTGCAACACCATCACGCATGATATTGACGACGATTTTCAGCGTGCTCAGCGCCGCGACAACAGCGGCGGTATAGCCTGGGCCGGCGAAGGATTGTGAGCATTCCAACGTGCCATCGGCAAGTTGGGTGCAGCCCGTTGATAGGAGAATCGCAACGATCAACGCCGACAGCGCAATCAAAACATTCAGCACATTATGCAATATATTGGTATTGAACATCTATTTTCCTTTTCAGTTGATAGAGAATTCGTTCATCGACGCGATATAGCTGCGACTTTAAGCTGTGAATCTGGACGGCGCTGGATATCGGCATAGTTCGTCACCGGCGACTTTGGATGAACCTATCGGGCACACTCGATCGCAGCCGCGAACTTCTTGGCAAGCTTGGCGATATCGGCTGCTCGATCCTTACCATTGATAATCCGACGCGCACCGATCCAATCGGAACTCGTAGCGCTGAAGTAATCGGCAAGCTTTTTTCCCGTGAAGCGGCCATTGATCATGCCATCGAAAAGAATTTCGACGGCTTTACGCGCATCAAGCGCCATATCCGGATCATCGGCGATGCCATATTTGGCGTAATTGTCCCGCCCGGTTATCTGCACGAGGCCGCGGCCACGGTAACGCCAGCCGTCGTCGCTGCCTTCGTCGCCATTTCCCATTCGGTTTGCATAGGCGCGGTTGGCAATCCGCCGCGGCTGGCGAGAGTAAGCAGCAGCCTGCTCGATGTTGAAATACTTCGGAAATGTTGCCTGCAACCCGCCTGCCGAGTAGTTCAAATTTTCAGAGATGGCACACATGGTATGATCCGTCTCGTGATAAGTCGTCGCCAGCATGTAAGCCAGCCAGCGAGGATCGACGGGCTGCGTCTCCAATGCGGCAAGGATTGCTTCCGTGCCATTGACCTGGTTCGTCGATAGCCGCCCACCAAACAATGACGAGCGCACCGTCGCGAAGAACTTCGCGTGGTTCATGAGCTTTATTCCGATTTCAAGAGATGGAGTTGCATTTCAGAGGATGCAGGTGACGCTTGTCGAAAACGTCTTCCGGTGGGTCCGGCCGCACATACAGCCGGACCCAATTCGACCTCCATGTGGATAGCCGTGTAAAATCGAGAACGGTACCTGCGTTCCCTCCATCAGACGGTCCCGCGCACCTCTTGCTCTGGCTCGCTGGCTCGAATTGTTTCCGACGTGTTGATCTCGGCTGGCGGCGCAATGGCAAGCGACTGAGCCTCTCTTTCGGCAAGTTGTGCGACAAGGCGGTCTAGCGCGTTGGCGTAGATCTCTATCTCGCTCTGCAACAGCTCAATTTGCTTCTTCAGAGCGCTTGCATAAGCAGACATTCCGAGGCCCTTAAATGTTAGGCGCCGTGGCAGCATTGGACGGCCACGCAAAACTGTCTATTTCCGCCTTTGTGGTGATCGCACCGGAAATGATCCGGCCGTTAACTTCGCCCTCGGCGGCAAAGCTCGCCTGCACATGCGCGCCGACCATATTGGCGATCACAGTCATCTGTGACGCCGTCAGCTCCACAAAGCCGGCAGCCGTCTTGAACTTGACCCTTACGTCGGGGTTCGCCTGCACGTAGTTGTAGGCTCCGGTAATCAATGATTGGCTTCCCCGGTCGGTCATGACGCGCATGTCGTTGATGACGATACCGCCTGTTTCGACGGCATAGCGCTTGGAGGCGGCATGGGCGTAAAGATCGACCGGAGCCGGCTCTGGAGACCAGCCGGCGACGATGGCGACAAGGCTTACCGGTGTTTCTGGCCAATCAGCAGCCGAACCGACCAAGGCGGCTTCCTTGTTGCTCAATTGATCGAGAATGGCATCCTTGTCGACAGTATCCAGTCCGGAGGTGATCTTGGCGGCAAGCGTCTGCCAGTATTCCGGAACATTGTAGATCTGCTGTCGGCCGAGCCAGAAGGCGGCACATGCCATCCAGCGATCGGCCTTATTCTCCGATCGCGCCGCGAGCAGTGCCTCGACCATCGGTTCATACATGCTGTCTATGCGATACATCTGCAGTCCTTTCTACGTTAGAAGTGGGCATAGGCGCGCACGGCCTGCCAATCGATCTCGCAGGCGGCGCGGATTTCGGAAGCGGTTTTGGCGGCGGCAAGAGCGGCTTTTGCCGAGCGGCGAAGCGCTTCGATCATCTGCGAGCCGACTTTCCAATGCTGGTCTCGGGTCAGGATCTCGACGGCCTTCTCGAAACGGCTAACGCCGTTCTCGGTCGCTTCCACCGTAATATGCGGCGTCTCGCCTTCAGGCACGTTCGCACCTTGCTGCCGATCGGCCACGATCAGCTGCGCCTCGCGGCGCTTTTGCGCATAGACCGCCGCCTGACCGGGGGCGAGCGTAAGGAACAGCCCACGCGCGTCGCCGGTCTGCTTATCGATGTAAGCTTGCGCCTGAAGGCGCTCCAAGGTGAGATCTGCGGTCACCTTAAACAGCATGGATAGTCACCTCGAAATGATGGAAGGCGGCGGGTGCAATAAAGGAAAACCGGTGGTTACCGAGAACGTCGGTCGTAAATTCGAAAGTGCCGTCCTCGATCGGGACGATATCGCCGTCATGAATGACCGAGGTACCGACCGGCACGACGAAGCGCACCCGGTCCACGCTATCGGCCTGCACGGTGTATTCGGTGATCTCAAGCGCAATGCTCTTGGGCGTGATGACGCCATCGAGCACGTAGGACGTCGCGTCGATATTGAAACGATATTGCTCGGCCGGGACTGCCATCACGGAATAGCCGTCACCGAAAAGCAAGTCGGTGCGGGTTAACTCACCCGCCTCACAACTTCCGCTTTGCCGGATACGGCCGCCAAGGCCATGGATGATGTAATGGATTGGTGGGTTCTCTAACGCGCTCATAAGGTTACCTCTTGAATGCGGTCGCAACGATGTTGCTCTCCCGCCAGCCGATTGTGTTGCTGGGGCAGTAAATCTGCAGGGTGTAGGTGTGATAGCCCGCACCGGGAGCGTCATAAAGAGCCGGGACGCCAACAAGTCCAGCGGTGTAGGTCACTTGGGAGGTGCCACCATTGCCGCCACCTTGGACCACCGTCTGAACGACGCCCAGGTAGTAGGTCTGACTGAAGATCGCGGTTCCGTCGCGGAAGATGTTGCAGCCGATCGGCTGCGAATTTTGGCTGCCGCCATTCTGATTAAACTGCCCCAGCGTCATGGCGTTGATCATGACACGACTATCGCCCGCCACCGTAATCCCGACCGCAGCGAGGTTGACGGTTTGATTGGCCCCGATTGTCTGGGTATCCGCAACGCGGCCGGCATTCATCGCCGTGACGGCCCCCGCGCTGATGTTGGACGTACCCACCTGCAACGAACCAATGACGGCAGAGCTGATGTTGACCGCGCCGAGATTGGCGGTGATGGCGTCCAGGCTGTTGACCGCGATCTTGTTCGCCGTCACCGCACCATCGACAATCAGCTCGGCCGAGACGGCGCGGCGCATAACTGGCTTCGACCAGTAGCATGAGCTGCCGGCGCCGGCTGTCTTCTCGACCTGCAGGAGCATGGCAAGTTTGGCATAGCCGCTGGGAATCGTATATCGCCCTTGCAGTCGCACCCAGCCGTTCTTCGTGGCTGTGCTCGCGACAATCGGATATGCCAACGAGCCAGACGGGGTCGAAACCAGGGCATAGACATTCGCCGTCCCTGCATCGGTGTTGTAGGCCCAAACATCGAAGGCATAGACCTCGCCTGCCGTGACCGCAATGAAGTTCGAGCGCGCGCAATCGCGGCCTAGTGACTGAAGCACCCAACCAGCCGCATCACCAGAGACGGTGTCATTGTAGAAGGCCTGGACGTTCTGAGTGATCCATCCGTCCAAGACCCCGGCCTGCCAGCCGTTATCGGCCATGTTGCTGAAGTCCGTCAGGACGAGTTGCTTTGCCGTGATCGCGCCTGCGGCGATCTGGTTGGCGCCGATCGTGTTGGCGGCGAGCTTGTCGCCCGTGATTGTGCCGGCCGCGATCGTGGTGGCGGTGACCGCACCAGCTGCGATCTTGCCTGCCGTCACCGCATTGGCCGCAATATCATCGGCCGTCACCGCGTTAGCGGCAATCTTGTCGGCCGTGATGGCATTGGCGACAATCCCGCCATTGGTGATCATCACTACCCCGCCGTCGCTCCATGGCGTTGGTTCCGTTGCACCGGCCGGAACACTGCAAAGCATCGGCTTGTGCAGGAACAAATAGCTGTCCGTCTGCCCGCCGTTGGTGTCGAGCTTTCGAATGTGGATCGCGACGGCAACTGCGCTTGCGGGTGCCGCGCCGGTCACGCGCAAACGCAGCCACAAATCAGGATTAGTCGAGCTGCCATTGATCGAGGCATTCGAGGCTGGAGCGCTATAGTCGACGTCTTTGCCATCAGAGCCCATCCAACGCAGCCGAAGTTCAATGGTGCAGCGGTGTGCTGACGTGTAGGCGCTCGCCTCGAACCATTCCCCCGGAGCGCAAGAGACAGACTGATTAAATCCAGCCGTCAATGTGTCACCGCCTGGACGTTTCCAACCCACATCTGCAAAAAAGCCGCTCGGTCCGCTTCCTTGATAAAGCATAAGGGTCGGAAAGCTTACGCCAGCCCACGACGTACCCGCAGGACGCATCGCAAGCGAAAGCCCCGGTATAGCGCCACTGGCATAAGTCAGCCGCCAGTTGTCGAGACCAGCTGCGAAATTAGCGCCCTGAAGCAAGTTCTGGCCGGAGCCGACCGCAAGCGCATCCGTCGTCACCGAATTGGATGCAAGCTTGTCGGCCGTGATGACACCGGCCGAGATCTGCGCTGCCGAGACCGCACCCGCCGCAATCGTCCCAGCCGTGACGGAGTTCGCGGCTATTGTACCCGCAGTAACAGCATTGGCAGCAATTTTGCCGGCGATCACTGCGCCATCAACGATCAGGCTGGCTGATGCCTTTCGCAGCAAGCTAAGGCCGCCGATCGAGATGTTACCGTCCGTATAGTTCCTATGGATGTACATTTTGAGAACCGCACCACGTGCCGAGGCGGGTGGCATCATGGCGGCAGTAAATGTCTGCAGGCCATTGGCGGTGCCACCATCAGCGGTACCGTAGACAGTGATATTCGTCCACGTGTCCGGATTGAGAAGGTTGCCACGGGTGTCAAGCCAGTGAATGCGTGCCCACAAGCCGTACTTGGAGCCCGAAGTACGGATCACCTGTATGGAGGCAAGATATTCTTGACCAGCGGCAACCGCGAAAGGCTGACTTTGTCCAATCTGCATGTAGCCGGCGCCCATGAAATAAGTGTAGTCGAACGATCCTTTCGACGTGAAAGCCTGGGCTGTTGAAGGGTTGACGACGGTATCATTGAGCGCAGACCACGCGTCCGGCGTCTGCAATTGGTTGTCGGGAATGAGATTTTCCCAATCTTGCAGAACGAGGCTTCTGGCGGTGATCGCATTTGCCGCGATCTTGTCGGCGGTGACGGCGTTAGCAGCAACCTTGGATGCCGTTACCGCACCATCGACGATCAGCTCTGCGCTTGAAGCACGTCGCATATTGGGTTTGCCCCAATAGCAGAAGTTGCCGTTCGGTGCGCCTGCCGGCTTTGTTACACCCATCGTCGGTTGGATGAAATAAACCCCTGCCGGAACGACGAAATTGCCCTGGAGCGGTGCCCAGGCCTTAGCCGAGCTGGTAGCAAGGGCGACGAAGCCGCCCACGCCATTGAGCGACTGATCCTTCAGGTAGAAGCCGATGAAGACGTCATAGTTTGGGTCGGTGTTAAAGGCCCAGGCGGAGAAATTATAGCTCTCGCCGGGAGAAACTTTGATGAGATTCGGGCCGATAAAAGCGTTGTCATGCTCATCGCACTTGAGAATCCAAGTGTTTTTCATAACGCTCGCACTGGTTTCAAGGTAGTAGCCGGATTGCCCCTTCGTTCCCCAGGCCGAGAGATCGCCCGCCGTGAAACCGAGGTCGATCATGTTGTCGAAGCTGCCGACCACAAGCTTGTCTACCGTGATGGCCTTGGCAGCAATTTGTGTCGCCCCGATCGCGCCGGCTGCAATCTGGCCGGCCGTGATGCTGGTGGCGGCGATCTTGTCGGCCGTGACCGCGCCGGCTGCAAGAGTGTTGGCCGTCACGGAACCGGCCGTGAGCTTCGGTGTCGAAATCGCACCATCCGAGATCTGCGTTCCGACGATCTGGCCTGCGATATCGCCGGCAGCCGTTGCCGCCGTCCAGGCGCTGCCGGTGTAGCGATAAAGCTTGTCGTCGGTCGTCAGATAGACGGTGCGGCCTTCTATATTGCCCGTCGTCGGCAAGGTGGGGACAATTTCCACCGGCCGGATGCCGGAAGCGAACTTGGTCGCATCCACCGCATTTGCGGCAAGCTTGTTGATCGTGATGGCGTTGTCGGCAATTTGAGCGCTGTTCAAAGTCCCGTTGACATCGCCGGCAGCAACCGCCGCCGTCCATGCGCCATCATGGTAGCGGTAAAGCTTGCCATCCGTCGTGAGATAAACCTGCCGGCCTTCGACATTGCCGGTCGTGGGCAGAACGGAGACGACCTCTACCGCCTTGATGCTGCTGGCAAGACTTGTCGCATCCACCGCGCCTTGGGCGAGCTTGGCGGCGGTCACCGCGCCATCGGCGAGCTTGGTCGAAATCACCGCGCTGCTGGCCAGCACATCGGCCGTGACGGCAGCGACCTGCAGCTTTGCCGTTGAAACGGCCTGATCGGCAAGCTTCAGATTGGTGACAGCTTCATTCATGATCTTGGCAGCCGATACCGCAGCATCGGCGATCTTGGTTTGGATGATCGCGCCGTCGAGAACGTCGGCTGCCTGGATGAGGACGTTCGGCGTTTTTACAGTCAGCCAGGCGGACCAATCCGTTGCCCGGTTCGACTTCGGAAGATAGCGGCCGCGAGTCTCATAGTCGGTATTGGCCAGTGTCCATTGACCGGAGATCACCCAGGAATAGGGAGAGGCATAGGGATTGCTGTCGCTGTCGAAAACCACATCGCCGCTGGCCTTGACGCGAACCTGCACCCACACGCCCGTGACGTCGTCGAGATCCGGCGCACAGCTGATCTTGATCGCTGGGCGGCGCTCGATGCCGCCGGCATCCTTGATCGCAAACGGCTCCACGGTCCAGCCGATCATCGGCTGCGACGGCGGCGTGATGGGGCCGAGCCAGCCGATCGCCGTCGGCAATTGCAGACCGGGATGCCAGTCATAGTCAGCCGGATCGACTTCCTTCAGCGTGACCACGATCAGGAAATTCGGCTGCGGTTCGACTTTGACGACAAGAAACTTCTTTTCGTCATAGCCGTTGCGAGCCGACGACCAGGAAACGACGTCGTTCGGCTCCAGGGGATAAGCGTCAGGCGGCAGCGACACCTGGTGCACGCGAAAACGTCGGTAATCCTGGATCATGGCCAGGCCGACGCGCTGCACCTGGTTGGCGAAGGGAACGGCGAGCAACTGAATTTGAGCCGGCAGCCGGCGATTGCCGTCCTGTGCCTCAAGATCGGTGTTGTAACGCCCGGGCGCGTCCTTCGTCGCCCATTTCTCCGCAGGCTCGGGATAGGTGGCCTCGATGGCGTTGTAAGTCGCGGACAGCGAAGGGAACGGCTGGAAATCCTGCTCCTCGGTGACGACGATATCGTCATCCGAGAAGGAATAGACTGCCGCACCAGGCGTACCCACCAGCATCTTGAAGATGCCGCCGACCTCGGCGATGCGGCCGTTGCAGCCCTTCAGCAGTTCAGAAACGGCGTCGAGCGGCTCCTGGTCGCACTGCACGTCATAGCCGGCGCGGAAGGCAGGCTCGCTGCTGCCGCCATCGAGCTGAACTGAGGCATCACAAGCATTTGCCGCAGCCATCCAGTTCGTTGCCGGCAGGCAGAAGGCACCAATGTTCTGGCCGCCATAAACCCATTCCGATCTGTAATAGACGCCACGAGCGAGGTTGTAGATCATGACGGCCGGATTGGCGCTGGGCTCCCAGGTCGACGGATCCGTCCAGCGATGCCCACCATTGCCGCCAACCGAGGAATCCTTGCGAACATCATAAAGCGGTAGCGGATGCGGCTCGAAAAGGCCTGATGGCACACCGGAGAAGAGATCGGTGTTGTGGCGTGAAGTCAGGATGACGACCTGGCAGCCGCGGCCGATCATGGTCGGCTTCCAGGGCCGCTCGGCATGAGTGCCGAATTTGGCAGTCAGGAATGGATCGGGGCTTGTTTGCGTGCCGTCGAGGAACTTGATCCAGAGATAGTCCTTGCCCTTGACGCGGTATTGCAGCACGGGGAAGCCGCGCCCATCCGGATGTGGCTCCTCCCACAGCACGCCGACCTTCTGATCATCGATCCAGACGCTGGTCAGGCCGCGTTCGCCGGCGCGGTTGGGAAGGCTGCCGATCTCGATGACATCGGTGAAATAGGCATTCGGCGTCTTGCCGTCGTCTCCCCAGGTGCCCGCGTACTTGCGTTTACCTGCGGTCGCGTAGCTGCCGATAATGAAGGACATCGCATGATCGTCCCCCATGCTGATCTCGAGCTTGGTTCCGGCCGGCTGCGGTTGATCCTTCTTCGCCAGCGCCTTTTCGACCAGCGACAGGCCGATATTGATGGCCACGGTCAGCACTAGTTTGCCGATTATGCCGATCGAGCCGATGAACTGAGAAATCGCACCGATCGCTGCGACTAGAGGGGCAGCATGCGCTCCATCCGCCATCAGCCAGAAACCGAGGACGTTCAAAAGCAAAATCAAGTATTTCATGGATCGGACGACCTCGATTGACGCAAGGAAAAGTGCCGTCGCAGCTAAAGCTGCGCCGACATGTCACCGGTCAGGGATAATGGAGATTGGCGGTGTAGCGCCCTGTCAGCCGACCCTGAAGGCTCGCTTGGCGTCGAGCAGGTCGACGGTGCCGAGCCCGCTCTCGCGCAGCACGAAGATGCGCTCGCCATTGACGACGCCGAGCGCGTAGCCGAAGGGGACTTCATGCGGGACGGCGGCGATGTCGCCGATGCCGGCTTCGCTCGGATGGATCTCCGGCAACATGCTGGCGACGAGATCGGCGAGATTGTCGAAGCCCGCCGCCTTCATCGTCTTCAGCGCGCCGGCGGCGGTCGAATATTCGCCGCGAAACTGGGCGGCGCAATCGACGCCGGTGATCGCCAGCACCAGATTGCCGGCAAGGCCCGGGCCGCAATCATGGCTGCCCCAGGCAAAGGGCGTGCGCTTCAGCCGATCGATCTCGGCAACGAAGCGGGCGCGCCAGTTCTTGACCCTGACGAGATCGCTGTTCATTTCTGCCCCCATGGGATCTGCCAATTGGCGACGGTGCTGGAATAGAGGCCGAATTCATCGCCGCTGCGGCGCTTCTGGCCTTCATAGGAGGATTTTGCCGGGTTGGTGCGCTCCAGCATGGCGATGGCGGCGGAGATGGCTGAAATCTCGATATCGCCATCCTGCCCAACCGCCGGCGTCTTCACCGGCGCGCCATCGGCAATGCCGAGAAAGGCGATTTCCGGCGCCGCACTCGGCAGGCGCGTGCCGGTATCGAACGACATGTCGTGGATTTCGATCGGCGCCAGCCGCAGATCATAGCCGCGCACGAGCTGCTGCACGGCGGGCGCGATCTGGCCGATGGTGATGGTCACGGTTTGAATCGTCAGATCTGCGGTGCGCGGGATCGGGCTTACCTTCAGATTGAGGCCGCCATAATAGGTCCGCGCCTCCGGCAGACCGGTGACGCCTGAGGTAACGGTGATGTTGATGTCGTCATCGCCGGTCCACAGCCCGATCGAGGCGGGCCCGCCGCTGGCGAGATCCTTGCAGGTGATCCAGACGAAACGACGGGGCACGAGCCCCTTGTCGCGCGCGCCGGTCAGCGTCGCGAAGAAGGCGGAGGTGATGTTCTTCATCGTCTATTTCTTCTGGATGACCTTGAAGGTGGCGCCCGTGGTGATCGGCCCGCTCGCTGTGCCGGGATTGTGGCTGCCCGGCATGACCAGGCATTTGCAGGCTGGCAGCAGAAGGGTCACGCCGAGACCGGCGGCAAAACCGGCCGGCAAATGCGGGAAGACGCCGAAGACGGGCGTAATCCCCTGCCCGCTGGCATCAACCGTTTCCGAGACTTCGAGAAAGGCGTAGCGACCGCCATAGCCGACCTGCATCTTGTCGCCGACGGTCAGCCGATAGCCGACCGGCAGGCCCTTGAGGCTCAGCGAGGCATTGTCGTCACCGAGCGCCGCGACGCTGACGCTCACAGCCCCGAGCTTCGTCCCGTCGGGATCGGCCTGCGGATATTTCGACAGCGGATCATAAAGAAAAAGCGCCTCCTGGGCGCCGTGCAGTTTGCGGATGCGGGCGGCGATCTGTTTCGCCTCCGCATTGTACATGTCGGCCAGCGTCACCGTGCCGGTCCAGAGCGGCGGCGCCAGCTCCGCCTGCCAGACCCGGCCATCGCCGGAGCCGGAAAGCTCGTCATTACGTTGAATGTCCCAGACGACGCTGGAGATCTTCAGAAGATCGGCAAAGGCCGGCAGGCTGTAGGGATAGGAAACGGCCATCAGCGCCTCCGGGGATTGCGGTTGATCTGCGCGACGCGATCGGGAAGCTGCTGATTGAAATCATTCAGCCCCTGCCGCGTTGAACTCTGCGCTTCCGATTGCGCGACATTCTTCACATAGGCCTTCAGATTGCCGTCCTCATCGACGGAAACGCCAACGGTGACATGCACGCCCGAAGCGGAGCCCGAGGCATCGTTCTGATTGTCGGCCCGGAGGCGACGGACGGGAACGGCAGCATCCGGCTGCGCCCGCAGCAATTGCGGCCCGCCCTCGCCGACCACGCCGCCATCGGCATAACCGCGCCGGCCAAGCCGCATCGCCTCGACAACGCCGACGCCGCCCGCCCGGGCAATATCCTTCTGGCTCCAGACGACCTCGCCGGCGTGAACGATGCCGGCAGGTTCATTCTTGCCGCCGGGGCCGGTATAGCCGCCATCGGCCCAAAGGCCGGGAATGCCACTTGCGACGGCCGCCGCCGCCTGCGGCGATCGCGCCAGAATGCCGAGATCCAGCCCACCGCCACCGCCGAAGAGCCCGCCAAGAATACCGCCGCCACCGAGCAGCCCACCGCCTGCGGCAGCACTATTGACCTTGAACAGGCTGTTGAGCACATCGTTCAGCAACCTGTCGGAAATCTTGGTAAGCACGGAAATCGCCGCCTTCCCCAGGGATTTCCAGAGGCCCTCGCCATTGCGCAAGCCGCTGACCAGCGTCGAGGCAAAATCGCCGGCAAGCTCGCGGGCATATTTCAGCTGTTCATTGTAGCGAATGATATTGGCAGAGGCCGAATTCATATCGACCGGCAGGCCATATTGCTTCTGTGTCGAGGCGACTGTTTGATCGATGGTCGAGCGGCCCATTTGATCCTGCTGGAACTGGATATCGCCCGCGAGCTTCTGCAGCGTCTGCGCGTCGGCGACACGCCGATAGGCATCGGCCTGATCGTTGGCCGCCTTGGTCAATTGCGGCATCTGCGCCAATTGCACGGCGCAGCTTTTCTGAAGCTCATCCTGACTTTGCTTCAGCGTGACGACCTTCGACTTCACATTGTCCGTCGCGGCAGCGGATTGAGCGGAGCTCTGGGTGCCAAGTTTGGTTTGTTCGGTGTAAGTTCGTGAAGACTTCGTGAGGCCATCCATCGCGTCTTTCTGATCCTGTATAAGCTTCTTCGAACCGGCGGCCACGAGAGGCTTCGCGTTGCTGTCGCCGCCTGGCACAAAAGCTGCTGCAGTCGACCAATTCTGAAGGTCGCTCTGCGTTCTCGCTGCTTTGTTTTCCGTTGCGCTTTGTCCGATAACCGTCCCACTATCACTTAGCTGAATTGTATTTTTCTTGGATTCATCAGCGGGGGACGAATATTCCTCTACAATTTGGTGCCAAGCAGTGCGCGATTGCTCGCTTAATCGATTTATTGACGCCAGCTCATCGCCCATTTTCGCGCCAGTGTCTGTAAACGAAGCATATAACTTCTCAAGACCAGACACATAGGGCGCATTCTCGGGCTTAGCGATTGCGTTTCTTAGATCAGCACTTACCCTATCGAGATCTTCTTGGGTTATAGTTCTATTTCTCAGGGCAACTTTCAATTCATCATATGAAGGGGAATTGGGACCCGGCAGCATATCAAACTGCGGATTTCTCTCCTGAAATGCCTTAAAGATATCATCTATTTTGGAAAATTTATTACTGATATCTATTCTCGGAGAGATTATCGTATCCACAATTCTTTTCGTTTCGCGAGCAACCGCGAGATCTCTGTCGTATTCCGGTATAGAACCTCCAGATTCTTCCTGTCTTTGCTTGGAGGTTTCATAAGATTTGTTGGCGTTATCCCGAATCTGCATTAGTTTATTATCATCCGTATTATTTGCCACCCACTGAAGAAAGTCGGAAATTACCCCAGCCCCACCACTCACTTCTTGGCGTGGCGACAGAGGGGCGGCTTTTCCCAAGATCCAGCTAATTCCCCTCAATACTTTCTGCTTATCGCTCTCAACAAAGGGCTTGCCGGCATCCGGCGCATGACTTGTCACGAAATCGAAATTCGAGCCTCCTCCCAGCCGATCAAAGTCAGCTCCGGCGCCGATAGCATCATCAGATATCTTTTGATCCGCGATTTGGATTGATTGCGGCTTCACTGTTGATTGTTCGTTTAACGCAACAAGAGACGTAGGCGCTTGAATGGTTCGGCCGCCTAGTCTGCCAAGGCTCGAGTCAAACTTCGAGACTTCGGACGTAGCCTTGCTAACAACTCCGCTAGTACCCCGAATATCTTGGTTTACCCCATTGATGGCTCGCGCGACTGCGCCCGTCGATTTTTCTGCACGAGATGCTTCTGCATTCCAGGCTTTGATATCGGCGGTTGCAACCCGCACACTGGAGCTGTCAACAGCGAGACTTAATGTTGCAACGTCTATCACAGGGCTTTCCTTTTCAAAGAAACTTGCAATATTGTCAGCGGGCATCAATCAGGGGGTGAAAATGCGCCGGATACTCGCCACGGTTCTTCTTTGCATGGTCGCGGATGGCGCCATTGCCGATGACGATCAAAAGATGGTGGATTCCATGGAGGCGTTTACCAGAGCTGGCTTTGATACTCTGAGCGCCGCGTATGTCTGCCGTAACGTGGTCAGTGCCGACAGATACCTAAAGCTCCGCAAAACTATTGAGATAGCATTCGTAGATACAATTAAAGATACCGATCTCGTTCGCAAAACAGTTGATAGCTGGGAAAAAGCAATTTCTAACAGTCCGATATACAAAAACCACCATCCGACAGCCGACCAATGTGCAGATTGGCTCCTCATGAAGCTCCAAAAGTTCAAAGCAGCGTCTGATGTGGTGCAAAGCTACGGTGTTCGTTGACGATTATTTAAGTGTATATGAAAACAGCAGAATTACGGTGACAGTGCACTCACTAGATTCCAGATCTGACCAACACGCCCAATGGCCCGTCTCGCTCGTATCGTCGTTCCTGATATTCCACATCATGTTACCCAACGCGGCAACGGGCGGGCGCAAACCTTCTTTTGCGATGATGACTATGCGCTCTATCGCGATCTCCTGGCTCATCATTGTCGCGTCGCTGGCGTAGAGGTCTGGGGCTGGGTGTTGATGCCCAACCATGTTCACCTCATCCTCGTTCCGGCGGATGCCGACGGTATTCGCCGCGCACTATCTCGCGTTCATCGCACCTATGCCGGCCATATCCATGCAAGGCTGCGCCGGACCGGCCATTTCTGGCAAGGCCGCTTCGGTTGTGTCGCCATGGATGAAGAACATCTGGCCGCAGCGCTCCGCTACGTCGCCCTCAATCCGGTGCGCGCACGCCTTGTCGAACGGGCTGCCGATTGGCGATGGTCGAGTGTCGCTGCCCAGCTTGGACTGATTGAGGATGACGGCGTCACGACCACAACACCGGTCCGCGCTCGCTTTCCCGATTTCGCCGCCCTCCTCACTGCCACAGAAGAAGAGATGGCGTTTGCCACGCTTCGCCGCGCCGAAAGCATCGGTCGCCCCATCGGCAATACCGACTTTTTCGACCGGCTCGAAGACCTCACCAACACCACCCTCAAGCCGGCTCGTCGCGGCCGCAAAGCCAAGGCCGTCATTGGAGAGAATTAGTGCACTGTCACCGTAATTCCGTAATTCGTTAAGTGGCAGTTTGCGACCGGTTCGGTAATCAATATCGCAACATCTGCCACTGGTGTCCCTTTCAAAACCATGCGAAATACAACCCTGCGCTTTGAATGGGGGATTTCGTGATTAGATTGTGGAGATTGGTCAGCGTGGCTTTTTTGCTATCGCTGTTGGCTAGCTGTGATCTCTTTGACGCCAAGATCGTCACAGTATGTGAAAGTGTCCTCAAGGATAGGCTTCGGTCACCGTCCGAATACAAGCGGATCGAAATCACGCGGTCCGAGGAAGCCATTGGCCGCGCAGAGTACAAAGACCTTCTCGGCAGCATAGGTTCTGCTACACTTCAAGCGGTAATGATGGACGATTTTGACAGCGGCCTGATAAAGCCCATGCGGTATACTCTTCGGATAAGTTACGACGCGCCAAACGCCTACGGCACAGCAATTCGTGGCGTGTCCAGATGCGAATACGCAAGCCCATTTGGGAGTGATTCGACGGCTAATGAGTTCAGCGTTCGCATCGATGGCGATACCGACATGGAATGGCGGAAAAAGCTGCGGTAATGGCGACCTGCCCCTCAGAAAACCGCACCAAAAGTTGCAGCCATGGAAGCTGATGTATCTTTCGACCCGACGCATTGAATATCTGCAAATGGGCGGTGGGCCGAAGGATAACGATCGCCTGACTACCCCGCCTCGCGCGCCCTGATCGCCTCCGTCTCCTCCTCCACCACCTGACAATAGCGCCCGTCCATCGCCTTCAGCACGGCGATGTCCTCGCGGCGCAGGAGATTGCCGGTCAGCTGCAGCCAGGCCAGCATTTCCTGGTGGGAGAACGGCGCCGGGCCAGAAAAGCCGGGGGCCTGCGCCGAGCGCAGATCCCAGAACCAGTCCCAGAGCGCATGGCCGGCCTCCGGCACCTCGGCCTCCGGGCTTAAAAGCTCGAAGGCCTCGTTGCGTTCGCGCCGGGTTTCGCCGTTTGCATCGCGCACGCAATCATAGCGCGCAACGATCCCTACGGCTTCTGAAAGCCCTTCGGCAAGCTCTTCATAAAATTTGCGCGGTCCTCCGAGGCGCCGGCCACCTGATCGTAGATCCAGCCGGCTTCCTCGACGACTTCGCGGGCCTTCTCGAAGGAGAGTACAGGCTGCTCGCCTTTCCATTGCTGCTCGCCCCAGCTCCAGGAGGCGATGGCGGCGGCGGCCTTGTCGAGATATTCGGCCTCGACCTTGCTGGTGGTCAGCTTCTTCTTGCGGCTGGCGAGGAAGCGGTCGCTATGCTGGCGAACGATCTTCTTCACCTCGTTGCTCTCGGCCGAGCGGATCATGAAGGAGATGCCGAGCGGCTCCTCGGTGGCCGGATGCAGGAGCTGCAGCTCGAAGAGATCTTCGGAATTGACGAGACTGGAGATATCCAAGGAAACACCTTATCGGTTGGGACATATTCGAGTGGCCGCGCGCCGCAGGAGAGCGGCGCGCGCAAGGTTCCGTAAGATCGCGCTTACGGCGTGGTGACGGGATCGACGCGGATCGGCAGCTGGTTGAGGCCGACCTTGAACTTCTCCAGATCGAAATCGTCGGAGCCGCCGCCGGGATAGAGCGGGCCGGAAACGACGCCGCGCGAATAGAACACCGTGTTGGTCTTGCCCTGCGGCGCGTCGTTGCGCTCGACCTTGATCGCCATGTTGTTGATGTTGAGGGGATCGCCGAAAAGGCGCAGAATGTCCTGGCCGGGATCGTCGGCGATGGAGGCGACTTCGAGCTCCGGATCGCCGGCGTTGGAAACGCCCTTCTGCTTCTGCTGCACCGGCTCATCCAGTGTATTGTAGTTGTTGATGGTGGATTCCGAGCCGAAATCGCCGACCTTGCCCACCTTGCCCACCTGCACCCAGGTCAGCGCGGCATAGGCCGTGGCCGTCAGGTCGGTATTCTGGGGCGTCTCGCATACGTAGACTTTCGAGCCCTTCTTCGTGCTTTTGTTCGCCATGGATCATGTCTCCGGTTCAAAGGCGGTGTAGGGAATGGTGACCGGTATCTGCACGCGGTCATCCTCTTGGATCGGGCCTGCGGCCCACGGCTCGCCACTGATCGTGATCTTCACGCCAGAGGCAAACAGCGTCTTGTTGTTGAAATGGTCGATGACCTGGCCGGCGGCATCGAGTGGCTTGATCAGCCCGCCGCCGGCCTTCCAATAGACGGAAACCTGCAAAAGCCCGAGCTTCTGCTGCGGATCATCGCCAAGCGTCACCTGCCGGGGGCGGTTGGGCAGGTAGCTGACGGCCAGGTAATTATCCGGCTTTTCTTGCCCCGCCGGCGGGAAGGCAATGCCCGGCTGCGCCACCGGCAATGGCGGCTGAAATTGGAGTGCTGCCAGATGATCCAGCAGCGCAGCCAGAATGAGAGCGTCCGTCGCCGTCGCCATGCGTCACCTCGCTTAGATTGTTGAGATTTTGAAGGATCAGTCCGTCGTGTCGCGCGCGGCGCGCTGGACGATATCGGGCCATGCCCGCGCCGCGAGCCGCACCATGCCCTGCCCCGCCTGCCCATCCGTGCCATATTCGACTGCGGCGGCGTGCGGCGCGGTGAAACCCATATGGATCATGCCGCCCAACGGCACGCCGAGACCGGCCAGATTGACCGGCTGGCCTTCATCAGATCCCTCAGCATCCCCGCTTTGCCGTGGCAGGGCGGAGACTCGGAAGGAATTGACAAGTTCGCCCGATACCACCGGCGTCGCCTCGACGATCGCCTCGGCCAGCCGCTGCGTGGAGAGGTTCACCACCTCTTCCATGCGCTTCTTGGTCCGCTCGGCCCAGGCGGCGATATCGGCGGAGAAATTAGAGGAAGCCATGTCGATTGCCCTTGATACGGTTATGCGTCCTCGGCGGCGTCGCCCGGTAAAGAGCTACGCCGCTCGAAATTCAAAAGGGTGAGATGGCCGTAACGGGCACGAACCGCAGGTCTGGTGGCTGGGGATTCGGCCTTGTCCCCGCCACTCCTCTCAATCCCCGGCAATGGTGAAACCCGGTTGAGCAGCAGGATGACTCGCGACAACAGCCAAAGCGTCAGGATCGTCTTGAAACGCACGAGTGCCGTCATCGCCGCACCTGCATCTGCCAAAACACGACAGTCCCGCCCGGCGACAGCGGCTGGATATCGACGATCGCATGTTCGACGACGCCGATAAGCAGCCTGTCGGACAGCGTCGGCGTGATCAACAGCCCCTCGGTCGAGAGATAAACCATGCGATCGCCGCGCTGGATCAGCGTATCGGCAATATGCGCTTGGCTCTGATCGAGATCGACAAACGAACACGGAAAATCCTCGCTCGCCTGCACAGGATCGTAGTCCGGACCCGAATTTGAGATGCGCCGCAGACTGCCCTTCTGGCCGAATTTGGTAATCAACCGCTCAGCAGTCGCCCGCGTCCTGTCATAATCAAATGCAGCCATCACACCACCAGAATGCCCGGCAGCACCGGGCGCAGGAGTGGGTAGAGCAGCCCATCGAGCTTGGTCAGCACCGGCCTGGCCGCCGCGATCATGTCGTCGCTTGTATCGGCAACGGCATATTCCGTTTCCAACGGCCCCACCTTCTCGCGCTTTACCGTGCGAGCCGCGACGATAACAGGCGTCAGGCTGCCAGGTTCCGAAAGCTCGAGCGCCGCCGCCTCATAAGCCGCGTAAGTGACGGCCAGCGGCAATGCATCGTCGGCGATCACTTCACCGCTCACCGTCGTCGCCTCGCTGCGCGGCCAGGACAAGGCCTGATCGTAACCGCCGGTCCGCCGCCCGCTGAATTTGGGCTCGTAGAGGCCGTCGACGGCCTGGGATCCACGCATCAGCGCCGCCAGACGATCGCCGTCGCTCGCCACGGCCCAGCCGGCATTGGCACGATCGGCGAAATAGGCATCGGCGGCAGCAAGCGTGCCGTAGAAGGATGCGGACATGAAAGCTCCGATGTCGATCGTTGGGAAGATGGAAGCCCTCTCCCCGCGCTGAGCGAAGAGAGGGGATCAGCGTCAGGCCGCAGCCGTGATCTCGTCGCCATAGGCCATGGCCGCCGGCAGGCGCACCTCGGTGCCGCCGGTGCGGGCGATGATGCCGGTCTCGAAGCTCATGATCGACTTCTGGCGCGGCTGCAGCACCCGGCGCGGCATCGGCAGATGGAAGCGCAGCACCTCCGGGTCGCGGCGATAGACGACCATGCGGCCGCCGCCATCCTGCGACGCCGTTGCGAGTTCGCGCAGCGGCTGGATATCGAGCGGCTGGCCGGTCTCGGCCGTGTAGACGTTGCCGCGCCGCAGGAAGTCCAGCACCGTGATGTAGCCATCGCCATCGGCAAGCCGCTTGGTGGCGATCAGGCGGAAGGCTTCCGGCGGCAGGCGCAGGCTGTCAACCCATTCGACTTCGCCGGTCCGCTGCCGCACGCCACCGATAAGATCGTTGACATCGCGCAGGATCTGATCGGCCGTCTTGGCGGACCAGCGGGTCGAGCTGCCCGTGCCATCGGCGGCGACATCGACGCGCGACACCTTCGGATCGTTGACGAAACCGGTCCAACCCTTTTCCGTCGAGCCGGTCATGGCAACCGAATTGAGCAGGCGCTCGATCTTATCGGCGGCGAAAATGGCATTGGAAGCGTTGAGATCGAGATTGTAGAGCGCGGCCTGGTTGACCTCCTCGAGATTCCATTCCCAGCCCGAGCCGACCATTGCGAAATCATGGCTGGCGCTGTCACGGGTGGACTGGTTGAAAGGCATGTCGGTACCGGCGGCTGAGAGGAACTTCGCCTCGCCGGCGCTGTCGACGGTGAAGAAGGTCGTACCGGAGGCCCATTCATTGCCTTCGGTCACGACCGGAACATGGAGACCATAATTGAGGGTGGGATAGCGGCGCTGGTAGATTCGGGTCTCGATATTGCGGCCTTGCGCGATAACGAAGGAATAGGCGGCCTGGGCGTCGGCAAACTGCTGTCGAACGAACTGGTTCATGGATTAGGCGCTCCTGTGCTTGAGCGAGATCTCGACGATGTCGCCGTTGCTGCCGCTCGTGTCGAAGAAACAATCGGGAATGGGGCCGACAATGCCGGTGCCGGCGGCGTTGACGTAAGCGTCCGTCGTCGGGTTGTAGTAGACGGCGTCGCCATCCGAGACGCCGCCGCCGGCCCGTACATACATCTGACCAGAGGTCAGGAATGCACCGGTGACGAACTGGGCATAGCCGCCAGCCGGCGCTACATCTGGCAGCACATTCGGCGTCAGCACGGCAATGCCGATGAACTTGCCGCCGGCGGCGAAAGGCGCCACACCATGATCGGCAAGGCCGCGCTGGACAGGCTGACCGAACTTGATGCCGGCAGGGGTTTCAACCGTGCGGCTGATCTTGTTGGCCTTTTCCTCAGAAGCGATCTGCCCGTGCAGGCCCTTCCGAGGAGCGTTTCCATAGGTGGTCTGATAAGTCGCCATTGAAGCGTCTCCTTTTCGTTGACCTGGTTAAGTGGGATTGGCGGCCAGATGCGCGCTCTCAAGGTCGCGCACCATGGCGGCATAGGCGGCAGAGGCTAGGGATGTGGATGGCAGCGTCGGGTTGATGCCGTCTTTGATGGCATCCGCAAAGAGATCCGGCTTCTTGCGCAACCCTTCGGCCAGCATGTCGAAACGCGCGTCGATATAGGCGTCCGATCGGCCCTGGACTGCTCCCTCGCCTGCCTTGGCGACAACGACGGCCTTTCGGATCGCTGCGTCGGAAAGACCGGATGTCTGGACGCTGCAGGCGATCGCCTTGGCAAGGCCGATCAGGTCGGCGCGCGCCTCTGCGCGGCGCTCGAGCTCCGCCTCGTCGAGGAGAGCTGCCTTCAGCGCGTCGAGTTCGGCATCCCGGATAGCAATCGCCTTCTCATGGCCCGCCTCCGCGTCAGCAAGCCGCTGCCGCAATGTCGTGATGATCTCTTCGGCCTGATCGGAGACTTCGATTTCGACGCCATCGATCATGATCGTCTTCGTGGGCATCATTCCTTCCTTGCTTTGCTGGTGATTGGAAAGAGGGCGTGGGGCTGCGAGAGGAGAGCAGCCCCACGGTGCGACGGCATCGCCGATGCGGACCTTCGAGCCCGCACGGCCACGGCGCACAATGGCGATATGGTTGATGCGAATGTTTCGCTGAATGGCGTCGTAGGCTTCGCCGGCAGGCGTTACACCGCCCGTGAAATCGACATCGCAGACATAGCCGGCCGACAGTTCCTGCTTGCCGCTTTCGATGTCCTGAATGGCCTCTTCGTCGCTGACCATCAGCGGCACGCGGAGGAAGATGCCTTCGCCCGCGATCTCGTCTCCGGTCTGGCCGACGGCGTATTTCTTCCAGTTTTCCGAGGTGACCATCTCAGGTGGATGCTCGTTTGTCACCGGACGGTGAGCGGCACTCTTGAGCGTGTCTTCGGAAAAAACCTCTCCCCCAGGACGATAGATGCGCACGATGGGCATTTCGGGCCTACCGATTTCGGCGCCGGCATAGGTTTGAATGCCCGTGCGGGCGATCCGGGCATCGGCCACGAGATAGCCGTCCCCGGTCCGCCGCGTCCCCGCGACGGTGACAGTGTCTGTGAAATTCATGTTGGGATTTCTCCTGGCCGAAGCCAATCTGGTTCGGGATGAAAGCTGCTCGCCGTGGTGAAGCGGATTCGTCAGCCGCGAAACGGTGACGGCATCGGATCATTAAGTCACGTCGGGTTCCATTTTGGATTGCTCGACATCGTCCGGCTGGTTGGATGTCTTTGCCGCCGCCTCCAATCCCGGCAGTGATCCATCCTCGACAAAGGCATTCAGCAGCGCTTCCGAAAGCGCCTGGCGGGGAATGATCTCCTGCCCGGAAGCGGAGCCGAACAGAGCTCGCGCCGCCTCCGCCTTCGTCTTGAAGATATCGGCCCGCTCCTTCTCACTCATCTGCTCCAGGGGCGCCCAAGTCGAATAGATCGCGGGGTCGCGCGCGCCTGTGGCGGAGCGAATGAGGCATTCGTCGAGCCGGGACATCGCCGGCGTATAATCGAGCTCCTGGATCGCCTGGATTCGGTCGTGATAGTTCTTCATGTCGGCCGTGCCGGTCGCGTTCAAACCCGCGGGCGATTGGCCGAGCAATCGGGTAACGGGAATGTCGGCCGCGCCAGCAACGATCTGCAGGAAGGCCATCAGAATATCCGTGAGGCCGGAGAGCGGCGCGCTCTTGCTGTCATAGTCCTCTTCGGCATCGAGGATCAGAGTGCCGTTGACACCCTTGATCGTGTTCGCGAGCGAGTAACGACGCAGCACGGCATCTTCATAGGCCTTGTTGCCGATATTGGCGGAGAACTGCGGGACCTTGATGATATCGATCTTCGCCTCGAAGACGAGGCTGGCAATATTGGCCGCCGTACTGTCGGCGTTCTTGATCGCGTCGAATGTCGCGGCCAGCACGCTTTCACCCCAGGCATGATTACCCATCCCACCAAACTCTTCGTTTGGCGTCATCGCCCCTTTGAAGATGACGAGCCGCGATGGATGGATGGTCACCTGCATGCCATTGGCACCGGTCAGCGTGTAGAATTTCGGCGTTCCGTACCATTCCGAGGCCGGATCGCTGTCGATGTCGCCAGCAGCCAACTGGCGGCGCGTCAGCACCGTCAGGTGTTTGAGGCCACCCGTCCCGACCCGCTCCATCTCCAACGGCAGTGCCGGATCGGCGCCCCCGGACCCGATGAACAAGGCGGCGCCGCCGAAAAGGCGTGCCTTTGTCGACACTTCCAGCACCTTGCCGCGCAGATTGAGCCGGCGTTCCTCGGCATCGATCAATTCGATCTGATCGCCCGCTGCCTGCCAGTTTCGCCATTTCCGGCAGCTATCGAGCGCCGGGATATCGACGATCTTGCGCGGCAGCCAGGAGCCGCGATAGGCGGCAATGATCTGCTCGTCCGTCAGGATCGGCTGCGTGTAGAAAACGGATGCCGCCTTGTCGCGTTCGGTGCCCATGCGGGATGCAAGGCTCACCAATCCGTCGCGCACCATCGAGAATACCTGCCCCATGGATTATCCTTTGATGTCATGTGATGAAGAGGTTCGCGCTGGGCGAGCCTAGAAGTTGCTGAAGCTGAAGGAGGAACTCAGGGCGAGCTCATTCAATGCATCGGCGAAGGCATCGACCTGATCGTCGAACTGCCCGTTTGGAAAGGCGCAGATCTCATCGAGAAATGCCTCGTTCCAGGCCCCGCGCAAAAGCTTGACGTTCCCCGCTTCCGCCTGCGCCGAGGCCGGCTTGGCGCGCGTTGCCTTGTCGCCGGTTGGAGATATGACTTTCACCGGGAAGCCCGCGAGCAGCTTGACCTTCGTTTCCGCATCGGCCTTACCGGCTGCTCCCGGATCCTGCGGCATCCGGATCGTCGCCGTCGGCCCGTCCTGCGATGCGACGTTCTTGAGATTGCGTTCCACTTCGGCAGGCGACCAGCGTCCACGCGCGATGGTTTCGACATAGAAAATGCCATTGACCCAAGCCATACGCAGGCCAACAGTCCAATCCGGCTGGCGGCCGGGGCGTGCTTTCGAAGCGGCGAAATCCCAGGCGCGACAACGTTTTGCACCTGAAGGCAACGCCTCGACGATTTCGAAGTCGCCGCGCTGAAACAGACCACCGGAACGCGGCGCGGGCTGCTGCTGAAACTGGCCTGCCACCGCATAAGAGCCAAGCGGTATCTTGTCCCGCTCGACCACCGCACGGGGAAAACGCTGCGGGAAAAGCAGCTCGCCCTCCTCCGTCCTCGGATCAATAAATCCGATCGACGTCCGGCAGCGACGCTCAGGCTCGAATTCCATCGGCAGCATCAAGTGCTCGTAACCGAGCCCGAGCGCCAGGATCGTGCCTGATACATCCGCCTCGTGCAGTCGTTGCATCACGACGACGATCGCCGAGCGCTGGGGATCGTTGAGTCGCGTCGGCACGGATTCGCGAAATGTGCGAACCGTAGACAGGCGTTCAGCCTCCGATTCAGCCCCATCGACCGAATGCGGATCGTCGATGATGACGCGGTCGCCACGACCACCCGTCAACCTCGAGAACGGCACACCCTGGCGCGAGCCCGTGCGGGTGTTGGCGAAAGCCATCTCCCCGGTTCTCGTCAGCTTGACCCGATCACCCCAGAGCGCCTGATACCATTCCGACGCGACGAGGTCGCGCATGCGCCTGTTGTCGCGCTTGGCATAGTGTTCCGAATAGGAGGCACCGAGATAGCGCAGCTCTGGCCTGCCCTTCGGTCCCCATTCCCATGCCGGCCAGAAGACCCCGCATAGGAGCGACTTCATCGTGCCCGGCGGCACATTGATCAAGAGCCGTGTAATCTCACCCGAAGTCACTGCCTCGAGATGCCGGCAAATGGCGTCGATGTGCCAGCCATGGACATAGTCGACCGAAGGCTCGACAACGTGCCACGCCTCCCGAACGAACCCCGTCAGCGATTGGCAGTCGGCGCGAATTCTCTCCGCATCCGTTGCAATCCGGGCGGCGACCTCCCCTCGCTCGCGTTCAGCTCTCCGCTTCTCCTTCTCCTCCCGTATCGCCGCCATCATCGCCGCCGGATCCGGCAAGCGGGCCGAAGAGGGATTCGAGTATTGCAAGCTGCTCATCCGTGGCATTGGTTAAGTCGATGGTGACGCCCCTGCCTCCTTTGGCCCCAGTGCCAGAGCGTTCGCTTGGCTTCTGGTGAACATAGGAGGCTGCGATCTTCGCCATTTCATCGCGTCGCTTCTGATCCGCCTCGTCGTCGCGCATCACTTTCAACATATAATCGAGCGGTGTGTCGTCGGCGGAAACGGCCTTGCGACGGCGCGCACGCGGCTTGCGCGGCGCGACCGGCTTGTCGGCATTGGTCATGCTTCAGATTTCCGATGGAATTTTGAAAGAAAACAAGCGGTTCAAAACAACGCTTGCGGTCGACAGTGCGTCGCTGCAACTGTTCTCATCATGCCAAAATAGATACCCCATTTCGGCGCAGTTGGCGACACCCTTGAAGGATGATCGCCGCGCAAGGAATACGAGCCTTGGCGAGGGCTTCAAATAACAACTTGAAATCACTCGTGAATATTGCACTCTGCAGTCCGACGATTTGAGATATATAATCCTCAATCCATACCTGCGGCTTCGAAAACATCCGAGATGCACGATCGAATTCAGTCGAAGAAAACCCTCAAGCAGATCCGCACTACACTCCCGCGGCAACAGGAGCGCGGCGCGGGTGACGCCACGAGCCAAGATTGGATTCGGCAGTTTATCGCCGCCAATCTACCGGTCCTGCCCGTTCCCGGCATTCCGGATATTCGTCTGCATAAAGCAGGCCCGCAAAGCGGGTTGCGGCGCCTCGCAGAGCGGGATTCGCAATTCGGGTCGCCTTACTGGGCGCATTATTGGGGAGGAGGACTGGTCCTGGCGCACTATCTTCTCGACAGGCCCGAAAGCGTGGCCGGCCGCCGCGTGCTGGATCTTGGTGCCGGTTCGGGAATTGTCGGGATTGCGGCCGCAAAGGCGGGTGCGGCGACGGTCCATGCGGCCGACATCGATCCCTATGCCATTGCGGTCATTAAGCTCAATACGGCATTGAATGGAGTAACGGTCAACGCCATGATCGCCGATTTGACGGAGGGAGAATCGCCTGACGTCGATGTGATATGCGTCGGAGATCTTTTCTATGAAGCGGCGCTTGCTGAGAAAGTCACAGCATTTCTGGATCGCTGCCTGGCACAGGGAATTGTGATCTTGATCGGCGATCCATGGCGCGCGCATCTGCCGACATCGCGACTTCGGCTTCTGGCGGAATATGCGGTCTCGGATTTCGGCGAGGATACTACAAGGACGCGCCTAGCCGGCGTCTTTGCATTCGAATGAACAAAGTCACCGAGCGGAGAATTGGTACATCATAGCGATTATACGGGTTCGGACCGCAATCGTCGCTACGATTCAGGCGTTCATCTTGGCGCGCCTGCGATTTCCGCGCTCCAGTCGTTTGGCCAGTTCGGCTAGTTCTGGACTTGCCGCATCGAAGACAGGCCGCGCATCATCCGGCAGCCAGTGGTTTTCATGCTTGGGCGCCCGTAGCTTTACCCGATCGAGCCTGTCGGGCACGTTCGGCATCATCGGGGATATGCGCGACCAATCCGGCTCCTGCAATATCGGCGTGCCGGCGAGGAGCACGCCAGCAAGATTCTGGAATTCGCTCTGAATGTGCCGCTCGGCCGTGCGGCGCACGCGTCGCGTTCGAGCGCAGAAATCCCGGAAGGAGCCGGCAACATAAGGTGCGGCGAGGCAAACGGACCACCGCGAAAGCAGGATGCGCCGTTCTCCGTCCTTGACATAAACCCGCAACCATTCCTGCAGGACCTCCTCCGCCCGGCTGATTGCCGCAGCACTTGGACGATAACGAATGCGGATATCCGCTTGCTCCATTGCCTCGGGCAAAACCTCCGGCCAAAGCGTCCGCATCCTGTCAGGCCGAACGCCGCGCACATCGAGATGAACCATCGTATCGGCGGCCTCGACGAAGCGGGCACGGACGATCAGGCTCAAATCGGCGATCTCCGCCGCGCGAAGGGATAGATCGTCAAACTGCAAGGCGGACTGGTACATCAAGTCGTTTCTCCAATTCTCGATAGATCAGCGTGCGCAATGTCGCGCGAACCGGCCAAGGCCGCCGCGCCACGGCATCCGTGCGTAAGGAAGCGAGCGCGATATCATCGAAGGCGCCCAACAGATCGCCTGGACGCTGCAGGGCCCAATCCTGGCGCTGCGCGAGGACATCGGATACCGCACCGATCGTGTCCGACCAGAGTTCGTCCCGATTGCTCCCGGTCTGCCGGATGCACCGCAAAACGAAGACCAGATGGCCGTCGCCGAAACGGCCGCGGACTTCCTGCATCGTCCCGCGCGCATGGCTTTCTGCCGGGGCGCGTCGCCGATGGACCGGAACCAGCTTGATGCCGAGCCCATCGAGAAGAAAATCCAGCCTGCCTTTGGTCATGACAGCTCAACTCCTTTCGTCACTGAATTTGATGCTTTTTCCATTCCAACAAACCGATCAGGCAACGCCTTCGGCGCCGCGGGCGGAATTGGCAGGCTTCGGTTTGAAAAAGGCCTCCGCCTTCGAAATCGCCTCGACCCTCGCTCCATCACGCAGCATCGGCGTATTGAGATAGGCAACCATTGCCTCGCCGGCGGCAGCCTTCGCTGCATCCTGCGTCGCAAAGACGATCGGCTCGCCGCGCTTATCCCGGAGCAGCTCGTTTGTCGCCCGGTGCACCTTTCGGATCCAGCCGTTATGACCGCCGGCAACGGCTTCAGTTCCGATTTGAAATTCGTTCATAGCAACCTCCTCCAGCCGACGGGCCGGATCTATCTGTTGAGTGTCCTGTTGGGTTTCGATGGGGAGCGTCGGTGATCGTCAGCTCATTTCGGCGAAACGTGCCGACTTCTCGGCGCCAGCACTTTCGTCTTCAGCTAGCCGAAAGTGGATCTGATCCCCTTCCGGCGCGCCACAATCTTCATCTTCGCCATACAAGCATGACGATCTGCAAACGATCGATTTTGCCGCTATCAGCATGGTGCCGAGGAAGAGTGCTGCGCCCACGCAGGCCAGAAAGCCCTGAAGCAACTCGCTCAT